AACCGCGACATATTATATGGCGAGACGTATATTAGAATAATTGGTCTTCTGGATCTTTGTTGATATATCATATGTTTTAATGTTTTTATATCTTGGTCTATATTTATCTGCGTGTTTATATTTTATACTTTTGTTATTAGCAATCAAAGGCTTTATAGAATGGAGAAGATTGTAAAATTTTTCAAATGTTTATTCGGTCACCGCTGGATTTACAGCAGGGAACCAATTAAATATGTTAGGATGTATCCTTCTATACCGGGTGCTACCCAAGCAGTTGAGGAATTCGAAATTATATCAAATGTTCGATATTGTGCGAATTGTCATAAAAAACAAAGCCAGCGAAGTATACCAATGCAAACTGGTAGATTTGATGAGAATGATTGGAATGATTACAATCAATATACTAAACAGGAACTAAGAGATAAAAAGATAGATTCAATTATTTAAATCCCTCAATCGTGAGGGATTTTTTATTGCACATAATTCATTTCTGCAGAGTGTGCTACTTGACTTGATTTCATTAGGTTAAACTAATTTTTAAAATTTACTATAAGTGTAATATCTCGGTTTATGTCGATTTTATATTAATTATAAACAATTGACTAACTTAAAATATAATTTTAAAATAAATAACCTTAATGACAGTATCTTTAGAAAAACTATTCTTCGCATATATTCTTGATAATAAAAAGTATTTTGAGATAGTTAAACCGTTCTTCTTCAAGAACAACGAGATTAAGTTTGTTTATGATGTTATTCGCAAGTACATAATTGCTAACAATGAAGCTAAAGTTCCATCACCTAAACAGATACTAGAAATGGTATCCTTAGAGGATAAGGAAAAGATCATCACAAAAGATATATTAAAGGCAATTTTAAAGCCAGATCCTGAATTTAATGACGAATCTTGGCAGACTAATTTCCTTATTCCAAAGTTTACTGGTTGGATATTAGCAAACCGATTAAAAACTGGTACATCAGATATAATTGAACATACCAGGGATTTAGACAGTATCGCAGACATCAATGATGCTCTACAATCAGCCGCCAAAATTAAGGAGATTATTGATGAGGCGTCTAAAACAAACTTCATGAGTGATGATGATGATTTTGGATCTGATTTTGATATCGCTGAATTGCACTCACAGGATAGTTCATCATTAAAAGTACGAACTGGGTTCACTACATTAGATCATGTATTAGGTGGTGGATGGGACGTTTCTACTCTGAATATGATTATGGCTGAAACCAATGGTGGTAAATCATTGTGGATGCAAAATTTCGCTGTACTTTCAGCCAATCTTGGATATAATGTTCTTTATGTTACATTAGAAATGTCTGAGAAGAAAGTGCTAAAGCGTATGGGTGCTATGCGACTGAAGATTCCAATTGATAAATATGATGAGGTTTCCAAAAATAGTGAAATGTTAAATCAGCGTATTAAACAACTTAAGAGGTCTGAAGCAGTTGATAATTTATTTGATAATAAGGTTGGAAAAATCTTTGTTAAGTTCTGGGCTGCTGGTACAACAATGGTATCTGATATAGACCAGTTCGTTGATAAATTAAGAGAAAAAAGAGGAGTTAAAATTGATTTAATTATCGTTGATTATATAACATTATTAGCACCAATTAAAGGTTCTGGTATTGATAACAATCTTTATCTTAAAGGTAAACATTTTGCGGAAGGTCTTAGAGCAATTGGCTCAAAACATAAATGTCCTATTATATCCGCAATTCAGGTAGCAAAAGATGCTTGGAACAATGCTGATATAACACTGGCAAATATTCCAGAATCAAAGGCAATAGCCGAGACTGCAGATACATTCTTTGCTCTTATTCGAACAGAGGAGATGAAGCGTCAGAATATATATAGATTAAAGCTATTGAAGCAACGTGACGGGGATTTCTCAAGGTCTCAGATAAAATTTGACCTTAACCCTAAATATCTAACCATCGAAAACGACGTATACGTCGACGTTGGTCTATAAAAAAATACTTCTTACTAATTATGTCAAAGAAGAAAAAAGTCGTCGATGAAGACGAAGAAATGAATGATGTAGTTGAAAATACTACACCAGAAGAAAATACTGAAGAAGAAAATTCAGATGATAATTCATCTGAAGATATTCAACAAATATCGGATGATGATTTCGCAGATGAGATTGTTATTGAGATCAATGATGAAGACCTAGAAGGTTTTGATGATGTAGCACCAGTGCCTACCGCAGAGGATGAACTTGTTTTGTCTAAACATAAGCAGAATGGTAAACATGCTTTGAAATATGATACAATTTTCAAAGGTAAAAAGGAAGATCCGCTTGATGAAAATACCGATATGGGTGGTTCGTCTGGTTACTTCAATGAATCATTTGATTTAGATCGTTCATCACATTTTGCACATGATGATGAAACTTATCAAAAGGAAAAGAGATTAAGGGAGCGAGTGTATGATATATTATCAGTTAATACTGATATTAATTTTCTGAACAATCGTAGAAAGCCATCAAGAGCGGATTTCAATCAATATTATTTCTTGTTGAAGACGCATTTAGTAGAAGAGAACTTTACCAATATTGAATTATTCAATGAGCTGTCGGTTTATTTTTCTGATAATTTATTTAATATGTTTAAGTTATTGGATACTAAGTGGCGCAATCTAATCATCACCGAATTACAAGATCACATCGGTAAATCTGAGAATTCAAAAGAAATTAAAAATAGAAATATTTATGTTGGTACTGAATTAGAATTTATCGGTGCTGATGAAATATTAGTTACTGGTGTTGTTGTTGAATGTGATTATCAAACATCAGAGTTTAAGGTTGATTCATATGAGAATATCTATTTAGTTAGCTTAGAACACATAACACAGATTTTAAATAATACCAAATTTAAGTATAACTTGAATAAATTAAACAATATAGATTTTCTATAAAAAAAAAATTAAAGTAAAAATGGAAACACAAGAACAAACACAACTCGACTCATATGAGTCATTTCTGACTCGTAAGTGGGTTAAAGAATTGGTTAAGAAGATAATTGATACATCGGTATATTATGACATCAATAATAACTTTGCTAAAATTACAATCAGGAAAGATAAAAATCAAGATGTTAAAGAGTCTTTCTTTCAGAGTTTGGTTCAATTGGATGTTGTTAATAATGGTTACATAAATAATAAAAATATCGATTCATATCTTTATTATTTATTGCGCAATGGTAAAGTGAGTTTTGTTTACTATAGTGGTAAATACTACATGAAGAACAAGTCAAATGAACATGTTGTGAATGATAGAAATTTTAATATTGAGTTATTATTTAACGGTGATGCTTATTTACTTGGGATATACAAAGCGTGGATAAATCGTGCTAGTCAGAAGGAAATCAAAGAGAGAATGTATCTCAATTTGGGTCAAAATGATTCAACATTATCATTCGAAGATGAGTCATCGATTAAAACAATCTATGCTGGTGATACACCAATTGTTGATGCTGCTAGTGCTAAAGTAATTGAAATAATTACAACTGCGATGGAATCAAATTTAAAGAAACCGACTTCTTGGTTACATAAATTTGTTAACTTATTAGCAGAGTTTGGATTAAATCCATTAGGTGGTAAGAAAGCTTTCTTACCATACGATTTCACAATCGTATTAAATGATAGACAAACGATTGTTGATGACGTGAATAATCTACAAAATGGATTCAATGAGACCTTCAAAGAGATTATTGATTTTCATAAGATCAGCGGTGAGAAAGAGCTTGGTGAGGAATAAAATAATTTTAAAACCTATCCTTTAAATTTTCTAAAAAATGAAATTAGTGGAATTAAATTGCATTTAAGAGGCAATATATAAATACTATCTAAAAAAAATTATGGCAAATATGATAAGAGTAACGAAAAGAAACGGCAAGAAAGAACATGTAATGCTTGATAAAATACTTGAGAGAATAAACCAACAGACGTATGGTTTAGACCAAAAGTGGGTTGTACCATTTGAGGTTGCTCAAAAAGTTATCGAAGGTATAACACCAGATATCGAAACACGTATATTAGACCAATTAGCAATGGAAACAGCTGCTTCATTGGCAACAAAGCATCCAGATTATTCAATTTTGGCGGCAAGATTAGCAATCACAAACATACATAAAGAAACTAAAAAAAGTTTCTCTGAAACTATGTCAGACCTTTATACTTATGTAAATCCAAGAACTGGACAGAAGGCGGCTATTGTTTCAAAACAATTTAATGATTTAGTACAAGCACATGCTGATGAATTAGACTCAGCTATTATACACTCAAGAGATCACAACTTTGATTACTTTGGGTTTAAGACATTAGAAAAATCCTACTTATTGAAAATCAATAATAGAGTAGCAGAAAGACCTCAATACATGTATATGAGAACTGCTTTACAAATATGGGGTAATGATATAGCAAAAGCTATCGAAACATATAATACTATGTCAGAAGGTTTCTATACACATGCTACTCCAACATTATTTAATTCTGGTACAACTCGTCCACAATTATCCTCTTGTTTTTTATTAGACATGAAAGATGATTCAATCGAAGGTATTTTTGATACTTTAAAAGAGTCAGCTCAGATTTCTAAAAATGCTGGTGGTATTGGTATCGCCGCGTCTAAGATTAGAGCAACTGGTACTTATATTAGAGGCACAAACGGATTTTCAAATGGTTTAATTCCATTCTTGAAAATCTTCAATGAGACTGCACGTGCGGTTGATCAAGGTGGTGGTAAGCGTAAAGGCTCTATCGCGATTTATATGGAACCATGGCATGCTGATATTATGGAATTTCTTGACTTGCGTAAGAACCAAGGTAAAGAAGAATTAAGAGCAAGAGATTTATTCTTAGCTATGTGGATGAATGATTTATTCATGGAGCGTATTCAACTAGATGCTGATTGGTCATTAATGTGTCCACATGAGTGTCCAGGTTTACTTGATGCTTATGGTAAAGAATTTAGAGATTTATATCTTTCATATGAGCAAGCTGGTAAAATCAAGAAGAAAGTAAAGGCTAGAGAAGTTTGGAATAAAATCCTTGACTCTCAAATTGAAACAGGCACTCCTTATATTTTATATAAAGATGCTATCAATGAGAAGTCTAACCAAGCTAATATTGGTACAATTAGATCATCTAATTTATGTGCTGAGATTGTTGAAGCAACTGGTATTACTAAAGTACAAAAGGATATTCTTCAGAATAAAGAATTATTAGAGAAGATTGGTCTTGGTGAATTCTATGGTAGAGATGAAGTAAATGAAACTGCGGTTTGTAATTTAGCTTCTATAGCTCTTCCTAAGTTTGTTAACAAGAATAAGACTTATAATTTTAATAAGTTATATGATGTGGCTTACAAAGCAACTATTAATTTAAATAGAGTTATTGATACTAACTATTACCCATCTGAATCTGGTAAGTTTTCAAACTTATTACACAGACCAATTGGGTTAGGAGTACAAGGTTTAGCTGATGTATTTTTTATATTAGGTATATCTTATGAGTCAGAAAAAGCTAAAGCCTTAAACAAGGAAATATTTGAAACTGTATATTATGCAGCATTGAGAGCTTCTTGTGATATGGCTAAAGAACAAGGTGCG